CGTCGCAATGGGCGCTGCAGCCTACGCTCATTCTACAGTCCCAGGCTGTGCCAATCTTCGGCAACACCTTCGTGCAAGGACCGCAGAGTTCGCCGGTCCTCGAATGGACGATCGGCAGCACCTATTCGATAGGCACCTTCGTGATGTTCGATGCTTCGATGTGGGTGTCGATCGCCAACAACAATACTGGCAACATTCCCGATACGCCGAGCTCGAGTTTTTGGGCCGCCGTGACCGGCGGCACTTTTGCCACGAGCGCGATTGATCTCAACTTCGACAACAGCCCAATTGGCAACCCGGCCTGGTCAAGTCTCACCACCTACGCCGAGGACGCGCTGGTGACCGGTTCGGACAACAACGTTTACATCTCAACCATTGCCGGCAATCTCAACCATAATCCAGTCGGCGATAACAACGTGCATTGGCTGTTGGTATGGGCCATTAGTTTTGCAGGTGTCGGCACCGGTAATTCACAATGGTCGCAGATCGGCGGTGCCGCTGTGCCGAATGGTGTGGCGCTTGCCAGCATTCCGATCGGCTATCCGATCAATTCCGGTCCAATCAGCGGCATGAATGGCCAGATGGCCGCAAACCGTAACCTGTATCGTTTGCCCGCCGGTTATCTGTGCCCGGTGGGACAGGATCCCAAGGCTGGTTCGATCTCATTTCTCGGTGCGCCGTCGGGATTGATGTATCGCGACTGGAATATCGAGGGCAATTTTATCGTCACTCAAGACAGCGCAACGATCGTTTTCCGCTTTGTCGCTGACTACACTAACGTACCCGGCATGGACGACATGTTTTGCGAGGGCTTGGCGGCGCGCATCGCAGAAGCCATTTGTGAACCGCTCACGCAGTCGACGGCAAAAATCCAGTCGATCCGATTGACCTATAAGGAAAGAATGGGTGAGGCACGATTGCGCAACGCGATCGAGATCGGTGCCGAGGAGCCGCCGATGGATGATTATCTGAGCACAAGATATTGACATGCCCGATGCCTCTTACGTTCAGGCCGGGTTTTCCGGCGGCGCCTGGAGTAAATTCGCACAAGGCCGCTATCACGATCAGAAATATCGCACCGCACTCAATGTCTGTCTCAATTTAATCCCGACTGAGCAGGAAGCGATCGTGCGGCGGCCGGGTACGCTCTTTGCCGGGTTCACCCGCAATGGTCTTCCTGGGCGCGTGCTCAGCTTCGCCTTCCAGCAACAATTTCCCTATACCCTGGAATTGACCGATGGCCATCTGCGTATGCGCAGCGGCCTTTCCATTATTCCGGATCAGACGGCGTCTTCGTTTACTATAACAAGCGCCAATCCAGCCGTGCTCGTCCTGTCGTCGCCTATGAGTTGGGCGACTGGCGATCAGATTTTTTTCATCGGCAATTCGAGCCCGTTACTGCAGAACCGGACATTCACCCTAACCAAGATTAGCAGCACTCAATTCTCGCTCGCGGACGGGATTACCGGGCTATCAATCGACGGTTCGACGCTCGGTGCTCCTAGCGGCGGATATGCCAATCGAATTCTCGATTTCCCAACTTCTTATGTTAGTGGGCAATGGAGTGCAGTGCGCTCGGTGCAGACTGAGACTATCAGTTTTCTGTTGCATGGCCTGCATCAGCCGCAAGCGCTTAGCGTGTTCGTACAGCCCAGTCCTACGCTTGGTGCCGTTTTCACGCTGGCGCCGGCCGCGTTCAATGATGGTCCCTATTTCGATCCGTTCACGAACGGCGTGCAAGCCAATCCATCCGGCACGACCGGCGTCATCATTTTATCGCTATCGTATCCGGCTTGGAGCTCGACGACTGCCTATCCCAAGGGCGCCTTCGTTACCTCGGCGGCTCTGAATTACGAGAGCCTGATCGACCAGAACGTCGGCATTACGCCCGCGGGTAACCCAGCACAGTGGCAACCGGTGCCTTCCGGCGCCGGCATCAATGCAGGCCAAGGCTTTCTCGGCAGTGATGTGGGCCGTCTCGTGCGGCTGTTTTCTGAGCCGGCATTATGGACCGCGGGCTCAACTTATGCCCAAGGCGCAGTAATTTCCTACAATCCGAATGGCCTGCCCGGGCAAACAACCTATTGGCAATCGCTGGTGGCCGGCAATATTGGCAATCTGCCCGGTGCTGATCTTACCCATTGGCAAATACTTGATCAGGGCGGCACTTCCTCGCCCGCCATCTGGACGTGGGGCAAGATCACCTCGCTTGCCAACGCAATCAGCGGTTCAATCCCTGGCGGCGTCATCTTTGGCAACATGCTCACACTGGCGGCTTCGTTTGATGGAAACTATCCGAAGCCAGCAAGCGGTTCTACTGGCATCCAGAACACATGGAATTTCTTAGCAGCACCCGGCACCATATTTTCTGTCACGGGTGCCTATGTTGGCATGAATTACACTGGCGCCTCGCCGCAAGCCATCGATCATGTGACGATCTATCCGTCTAGCGATCTCGGAATTGCTGATGGCAATTACACAACAGTACCATACAATCTCCATCTCAAGTTTGCCCCATCCGTCACCATCAATCTGCGCGCAAAGAACTCGGCACCGGCAAATTCTTCGGACGGGACGCTGCTTGGCACGATTGGTCCGATAGGAAACACGACTTCAGCAATCACCATCATTTCAACCGACCAAATCACAACTTGGAACTATGTATGGGTGGAAATCTCTGCCACGGCTTATCCCGGCTATTATGCCACGAACGAGACTTTAGCAATCTATGATTCACAAGTTTTGTTTTTTAACCCGCCGACTGCTTCGACTTCGAGCAACGCCGTCAATGTAGAACTTCTCGGCCCTGCACTGCTTTATACGAGTGCGATCCGCACCTGGCGGTTAGGTTTGTATTCGGACACGACCGGCTGGCCGACTGCGGGCACTTACAGCGACGGCCGGATATGGCTCTCCGGTGTTCTGCCCAATCGCATCGACAGCAGCGTGTCTAACGGCGTGCCCACAAATGTCAGTGTACCAGTGCAGGCCTTCGGATCGGGTCAGGTCATTCAGCCCAGCACGGCGGTGAACTTCGCGCCGACGGATCAATACGGCAATGTTCTCGCCTCCTCGGCGATCTCAATCATATTCAATGCCCCTGATGCCAATCCAATCTTTTGGATGATCCCTGACCTGCAGGGCATCATCTGCGGCACCCGTGCTGGTGAATGGCTGGTGCAGGCGCCAACCGCCGGGCCGATCTCGCCGGTCAACATCGGCGCACGCCGTGTTACCACAATCGGCTGTGCCAATATCGAGCCGCGGCGCAGCGAACACACGACGCTTTTCGTGCAAAAGTTCAACCGCAAGATCATGGAATATTTTGCCGACGTATTCTCCGGCAAATTCACTGCCCCGCATATCACGTTCTACAGCAAGCATCTCACTATTCCGGGGGTGCAGGAAATTGCCTATCAGCAGGAACTCAATCCGATCGTGTGGGCACGGCTTGGCAACGGTCAATTGGCGGGATGGACCTACAAACGCGACACGCTCAGCACGTCCTCGGGCCCGAACCTGCAGGCTGGGCATCTGCACGCGCTCGGCTCCGGCTACACCGTGAGTTCGATTTGCACCGGCCCGAGCCAGGGCGGCAATCTCGACGCGCTCACGCTCGTGACTTTTGATGCCGTCACTGGGCTCTCACAAGTAGTGGTGCTGGGCGATACGCTCGAGGAGGGCTCAACTCTGGTGCAGGCAAACTTTCTCGACGATGCCATAACACCGACCTCAACATCGAGCAGCAACACGGTTCCGGCGCCTTATGGCGGGCTTACGCTCAATGGGCTGTGGCCGCTCAACGGCAAGACCGTCACAGCCTGGCTCGCGGGCATGGACTGCGGTGACTATACCGTGGCAAATGGCTCGATCGTCGTGCCATACGGCGATGGTATTGCCGGTGGTACCGCCACTGGCTTGTTCACGGCGGCGGCGTGGCTAGCCAATCCAGTCGGCCTTGTCGGTTTCACTTACACGTCGCAAGGCCAGATCGTGCGCCCGCATGCACCGGTCGAGAGCGGCGCGCGCACCGGGCCAGCTTTCGGCAAAAAGCGCCGCAACCACTACATCATGGCGCAGCTCGAGGGCACGCAGGGCGTGTCGTTTGGTGTTGATTTCAACAATCTCTATCCCGCGATTTTCCGGCAAGACGGCGGGAAGAATTACATTATCACCCAGCAGTTCACCGGCGTATGGCGTGACGCGATCCGAAATGATTACGATTTTGATGGCATGCTGTGCTGGCAGGTGACGCGGCCGTACATCGTCAACATTCTCGCGCTTGGCGGCGCGATTGAGACCCAGGACATCTAGCCATGGCAAATGGTGAATTCGATCCCGGTCAGGCGTGGGTGCAGGCAGGCCAAGGCCAAGGGCCATGGGCGGCAACACCAAGCGGTGACGGCGGACTTGGTGGCGGACTTAATCTCAGTACTGGCGGCATCGGCAGCATTGCCGGCGGCGTGTCCGATCTGTTTTCTGCCATGGGCTACAAGGCCAAGGCGCAAGGTGATGCTTTCGAGAAGCAGAACTATCTGCTCGCTGGAACGCTGGCCGATCAGAACGAGCAATACACCGAATGGT